TCTGGCATAATTGCGCACAACAGGATTGGTCATGCTGATACAGCTGGTGAAGTTCTGATTGATGCTGATGGTGTCAGGCAGTTCGATAATATCGGAACTGCAACTGATACAGCATCAGGCTATGTACTCCCAGCCATTGATAGTTAGGGGGGATAAATGCCTTACGGTTATGAATCGGTTACAGTTAACACAGGGGCGGCATCTGGCGGTGATGGTTCTGCCACAGCCAACAACACATCAGGGCATGTGGTCACTGGGCAGATATGCAGTATTGGTGTGACCTATGGTGATTCACCACCAGCCAGCACTGATGTGACTATTGCCACAGCAGGGAATAATGGCCCTGCTTTGACGTTGTTGACATTGACCAATGCCAACAGTGATGGGTGGTTCCATGTCAGGCACAAGGTTGACGATGAATCAGCGGCTGACATCACATATGATGGAACTAATGAAGTGTATGACAAGGTGTGCATATCAGATAATATCAAGGTGACGATTGCACAGGCTAATTCACCAGATACTGCTGAAGTGGTGATTGTCTATGCTTCAGGGCAATAGATATGGCGATTGAAAAACATGTAATCAAGGTCAGCACAACAGGTTCCAGTGGTTCTGCCACTGGAAGCCTGGTGACTGCCCTGCCACCATGTGAATTGCTGGCAGTTTATATGAACTTTCATGCAAGTGCGCCAGCCAGCACTGACACAACATTATCATCACCAGGTGATCCAGTAGCTGTGACGCTGTTGACAGTGACCAACAGTGCAACAGATGCCTGGTATTATCCATCAATCCAGATGGATGACAATTCTGGATCAGCAATTACTGGCGCATATGTGCCAGGTTTGATTCATGGAAATCTTCTGACTGAATTGGCTGGCTGTGACGCATTAACAGATGCGCTGGTCATGTCCATATTTGTGAGGGTATAAAATGGCTTTCACTTATACAGCTGGCAGTACAGCTGAAAGGGACAGGGTGCGGCTGGAAATTGGTGATACTGATGCTGATCGTGCGCTGTTCCAGGATGCTGAACTGGATGATTTCCTGTCACAGGAAGGTGACAGTGTTCTGGGATCAGCGGCAAGGGCATGTGAAACACTTGCAGTTAGGTTTGCAAGGGATTTCACATTCAGTTCTGATGGTTCCAACTTCCAGAAGGGTTCAATCACCCAGATGTACATGAACCAGGCCAAAAGGTTGCGCAGACAGGCCAGAAGCACCACCACAGTGATGCCAAGGCGCAAAGATGGATATTCCATCTATACAGACAGTGATGATGTGACAGGGCTGAATAGTCTTGATGTTGGCACTGGTAGATTGGGCAGGTACAGTGACCGCTAAATGGTTAATAAACTAATACAGGGTAATGACCTGGTTTACATGCGATCTGAAGCACAGATGGCCATGCCAGACCAGGTTGATATCCACAGAAAGACCAACACAGCAGATGGGCAGGGTGGTTTCACTGAATCCTGGTCAAGTGTGTATCAGGATGTTTCAGCAAGACTGACGGCAACCAGTGGCGCAGAATCAACAGATGCACAACGCCAGGACTTACAGGCTGATTATGTGATCACCCTGCCTTCTGACCAATCAATTGAACAGACTGACAGAATTGTGCATACAAGCGGCACATATGCTGTGCAGTTTGTGGATGTGGGCAAATCCTGGTCAACATCAAAAAGATGCCAGATCAGGAAGCTGTAGGATTACAGGATGCACGTTGCCAGGACAGCAAATGCAACATGTTGCTGGCAAGATTATGGCTGGAAGGTAACAGCAGGGTAGAAATCAAATGCAGAAGAGGTGGGTGCCAGGTCATTTCCACGTTTACTTCTTCTGGAAAATCAGTACAATTAGAACCTGATGGGCAGGGTGGATATAACAGGGTAGAACAGACAATTTAATAAGAACTATCCCAGAGGTGCAATGACACCCAGCAAGTGGCCTGAACACTGATAGATGGATCATAAGCTGGGCATCAATGCCAACAGCCCTTGATTGTGTGTGTAAGGCCACAGCAAGGGTTTTTTTAATGGCAGATAATTTTCAAATAGATTACAGGATTGATGTCACCCTTGACCTGGGCTGGTGGCGTTTGGAAGACGATATAAAAAAGGCTGTTGAAATAGCCGCCAGACATGTGGAAGGCGATTCCAAGCAAAGGATGGCAGACCAGGATGCAATTGATACAAGTGCAACTGTGAACAGTATCCAGGCCAAGCCAAAGCGTTTCACTAACAGGCATGAATGGATTGTTGGGCCTACCAATGAATATGCGCCATTCATTGAATTTGGCACTGCAAATGCTGATGGCAGTGAAAGAATGGGGCCAAGGCCATTCATGATCCCAGCGGCTGAACAGGAAAGACCCAAGCTGACCCAGGCAATCACAGACATCTTGCGGAAGTTGCGATAATGGCCAATCTAAGAGTGAACCTGGACACAGCTGTGTATGCAGTGCTAAACGTGGAAGCTGTGGTGAATGAAGCCACAGGCGGTGTTTTCAATGGCCTTGCGCCACAGGGAACCGCACCACCATATGTGGTGTTTTCTGCTATGAGCAAGAATGATGATTACTGGTCATATACAGGCAGGGGCGCAGAAGCTGTCTATATGATCAAGGCGATATCCAGAAGCGCATGGCCCAAAGAAGCTGGTGATATAGATACACAGGTGGACAGCGTGATGCAAGATGCTTCATTAAGCATCACAGGATTCAGCCTGTTGGCCTGTAGGCGTGAAGAAGATATTTATCTGGTAGAAAACCAGGATGGAGTGATATATCAACATGTTGGGGGATTATACAGAATCATTGCAGACCAAAGCTGATTGCACCCATCACTGGATGATCCCTGAAGCCACAGGCCCAATCAGTGAAGGAAAGTGCAAGATGTGTGGTGAAGTCAAGGAATTCACCAACAGCGTGGAATCAGAAGGTCTGCAACATATCAACTTGATAAAGGGAAGATACCATGACCTTAATTGGATCAGGGAACGAATCAACAACGGAAGCCAGCCAGGATTCTGAAGAAGTCTGGTATCTGGCGTTGCGCAAATTGTTAATCAAGCAGGGGCCAGGTGTGGTGCCTTCATCCATACGTTTCAGACCTGGCCAGAGGTTTGCGCTTGATGGTGATGAAGGCATTGATGTGGAAGACCTGATCAGGGTGGGTGCGATCAAGATATACCAGGAATCTGATGCTGATTGGGCGCAAGCGCAACTGGCTGACCAGCCAGAAGAACCTGTGACCACAACAACCAGAAGAAGGAGAAAAGCACGCAATGGCTAGAATTACAGCAAAAAGCGCAGGGTTGCTGGTGGATGAATTCGATTTTTCAGGCATCAGCAACAGTATGGATTTGGCCTTTTCAGAAGACCCAGCTGATGTGACTGCATTTGCTGACAGTGAAGCCACCTTCATACAGGGCAAACCAACATTCAATTTTACGGTTAATGGGCTATGGTCTACCAGTTCACCTGATTATGATGGGGAAATGTTCACTGACCTGACTGCCAGTTCCAGAAGGGTGGGCATATATCCTGGTGGGCTTGATGAAGGAAACGTGGGATATGAAGGTGCAACAATGATCACTGCATCACCCAGGATTGCCACCATTGGTGATGCGATAGCATGCAACGTAACATGGCAGGGTGAATCTGCCCCATTTCGTTCCCGTCTTATTGAAGTGAATACCATCACTTGTAATGGAAGCACTGTTGTTGTCAATGGGACAGGCTACAATTTGGGAACAATTGCGGCAACTAACACGATCATAGGCATCTGGCGCATGGTTGAACTTGGTGGGTCTGGAACCAATACCATTGCCCTTGAAATCCAGAGTGAAACCAATGACACCTGGGGAAGTCCTACAACCCAGATCAACTTTGGCACTGTCACCCAGAGTACAGGGGCCAATGGCACCCATATTGTAACAACGAACACTGGCCCAGCGGCATCAGAAAGCTGGTGGCGAGTGAAAATCCAATCATCTGGCACAGGTAGCAGAACATTCAAAAATTATGTCAGTTTCGGGTACTTTGTGACATAGGGGGATTGCTATGGCAAGGACACATGGAAAGGATACCAATTTCAGCTTCAATGGTGTGGCAATTGAAGATGAACTGAACAGCGTGACAATGGATGCCACAGTGCCAGAAGCAGAAATCACTGCTTTTGGGGATTCGTACCAGGTATTTCTTGCTGGCAAGAAGTCAGTGGCCTTCACTGTTGATGGTTCAATTGATATGGATTTCAGTGGTGATGGTGATGCCACCATCTTTGACCACATCACGCTGACCAGTGGGCCAAAAACATTGATCTTTGATCCAGATGGATCAGGCCCAGACACCAACAGCCCAGAATATACCTGTACCAGTTCTGGCCTGACAGGTGCGTTGTGTACCAGTTACACAATCAGTTTGCCAGCAGGTGGTGCGGCAACATATTCAGCAACATTCCAATGCAGTGGATCAACCACAAGGGCAGTATCCTAATTTTAGAGGGGGCAAGATATGGCACGTGCGCATGGTAAAGATGCAGATTTTTCATTTGATTCTGTTGCAATAGAAGATGAATTATCTTCTGCCACATTATCATTTTCTGTACCTGAAGCAGAAATCACAGCGTTTGGTGATAGTTATCAGAATTTTATAGCTGGAAAACCGACAGCCACATACGAGATTGCGGGCTATGCGGATTTGGCATCCAGCCAGGGTGATGCCACCATCTTTGGTGAACTTGGCCTGGAAGCTGAAGAAATCGACTTTGAACCAGATGGTAGCACTGGATACAATGGATTTGCCATTGTGACTGCATACAGCATCACCAGCACTGTTGGTGGGCCTATAACGTATACAGCATCATTCAGGCACAATGGTGGGTCAGCCGCCGCTGATGGCAATGCACCTACTAGAGGATAACAAAATCTGGTCTGGCCCTTGGTGTGAAGGGGAACAAGGGCTGGACTTATAAAAAAGAGGTTCTATGAAACCCAAGGTAAAAAAGGGAAAATTTAAGATACCAGCAATCAGGGTCAGTGCTGATGATTGCGCCATAAACGTGGGGCAAGTCATTGAAGATGGTGAAGTGGTGGATGCAGGGACACCATATTATGTGCATGAAGATGAATGGGTGGAACTGACACCAGTGATCACTGTCAGGGAAGTCATGCAATTATCCAAGTTGCAACAGGCGGCAAGTGATACCAACAACCTGGGCGAAAACCTGACCATGCTGTGCAATGAACTGTCAAAAAGGGTCATTGCCTGGAACTGGACTGATCTGGCAGGGGATGCGCTTGACCAGCCTTACAACAGGCCAGATGTGCTGGAAGGTTTATCATCAGATGAATTGCTGTGGCTGGTGAATGCCGCCAGCAACCAGGAGACAGCGCAAGATAGAAAAAAAGGTTTGCAGAACTTGGAAGATACATCCTTGGAGATGGCGCACAACCAAACAGCATCACAATAGGCATAATATGTGAAACCTTTGGATGTTTGCCCAGTGAAGTTGAAGATGAAGATTGGTCAGTAATCAGGGATATCATGGATCACCGATTGCTGGCCAGCGCAAAAGATCAGCACAACCAGGACGCATCACAGATGCAACCAGCACAGGTGGCAATCTGGCGTGAAATGGTTGAAGCAGTGGAAGAAATGGAAGAAGAATAGATGGCAGATGCAACAACAGTAGCAGTCCTGATCAAGGCCAGGGATGAAGCGTCATCTGTGCTGAAGCGTGTTGGCGATCAAAGCCAGCGCATGGCTGATGGATTCAAAAAGCACAGAAGGGAAATTGGCATGGCCGCCGCTGGGATGGGTGCCGCCATTACAGGTGCCGCTGTCCTGTCAGTTAAAGCGGCCAGTGATCTTGGCGAATCCATGAACGCTGTCAATGTCATCTTTGGTGATGGTGCCAAGGTAATCCATGAATTTGGGCAGACATCATCCAGGTCAGCTGGTCTGTCCACTGCCAGCTTCAATCAGCTGGCCGCCACTACAGGTGCATTGCTGAAAGATGTTGGCCTTCCAATGGAACAGGTGGCAGGGCTGACAACTGATCTGACTGTGCGTGCCGCTGACATGGCATCTGTGATGAATACCAGCGTGGAAGATGCGCTGTCAGCAGTAGGACAGGCATTGCGTGGTGAAACAGAAGCAATCAGGCGTTATGCAGGGGATGTCACAGACGCATCACTGGAACATTTCAGATTATCTGAAGGAATGCAGAAATCGGTCAAGGA